CTGTACTTAAGCTCAGTGATAAAAGCAGTATATGTGCTTGTTAAAGCTGGTTTTGTAAAGTCTGGCATTTAAACTCCTCTTACAGTAAAGTCTACAACTGTATTTGCTGTTGGGAAAGTTCCAGTTGTAGTGAATACAAATATTTTAAATCCATCTTGAGGATTCGCAGCATCTTCAAAATCATAAATAGCATATTTAGCATCGCTAGTTGATCCTTGTATTGATAACTGAAGTGAATCTACGTCTATAAAATTTTCTGTAAAATTAACACTAACTCCATTAGAACCCCCAGCAGCACTACCCAAAATTGTTACTCTACCTTGATCTGTTTTTCGTTTTAAAAATAGTTTTACACGACTACTATTAACTTTTATTAAGTCATTATTATTAGCACCAGTAAATTCATATTTAATTTTTATAAATCTAAAATCTTGTCCAAGAACATTTATTCTTTGACCATTATTACTTCCCTTATCTACATAAGTGCCTTGGCCTCCAGAACCATTATCAGGTGCTATTTCTAACTTTGTTACCACATCATAACCTTCATTCACAGTTTCACTATCAACTAATCCAAGACTACCTTCTATTCTAGTAGAGTCGATAGTTGCACCTGTGTCTATGATTTCTTGAAAACTTCCTGTGTTTTCACTAGGTAAAGCATAGACAGTAGAACTACCATATCTGCCAAAAGTAATAGGCGAACCAGTACTGTTGTTAAATCCATTGTCATTGGTGTCATCATCATTTGGATCGAAATGTTGTTTCCAAGTTCTTGTAGGACTTATACAAAAGAATAACCCTCCATCATCAAAAAAACCATTAACAGATGTAATTCCGCTACCAGTTAAAGCACTCTGAAAATCTTGTTTTAAAACAAAATCAGGTGGTTCATTTACTTCAGCGTTTGTAACTTCTTGCGCTCCTTCATTTCCAGCAGTATTAACAGGTTTAATAAAATAGTTAAATTGACCGCCAACCGACTCAAATACTGTTGTAAAAGTTCCTAATTTTTGCCCGACTAAAGCACTTGCTGATACATTATTTTTATATATATTGTAATGTTTGATTGGTAATTGATTAGGTGATATAACACTTTCTCTCCACCTAAGTAAAACATTATTATCAATAACTTCATTTGTGAAATTAGTTACTTTTGTTGGTAAAGCAACTGTAAAGTCAACATTATTTAATAATCCATCATTTCCATTTATATCAACAGCACGAACAAAATATCTTTGTGTTGCATCTTGCCAAATAACTTCTTCAGCTATTGCTGTTCCATTTTGTTGGAAATCTGCATCTCCAATGGCACTCTCAGCAGTACCAGCATTTTCTCTATAAATCTTATAAAAAGCTATTGGTAAGCCATTAATTTTATCATCAACAGTAGCAACAGGTACTTCATTCCATTTTACAAATGCACTAACACCTTTAATGACAGCAGATAAACCTGTAGGTGCTGGAGGGGGGCTAACAGATACATCAGGATAATTAACAATTCCAGTACGACCAACATTACCGAGAGTATTATTAACATCTCTAGCAGCAATAAAAAATCTTCTAGGATTAGATGTATTTATAAAAGTTGGAGATAAAGAATTACTGTCAGGTTCAAATAAATAACTTTCAGAGTTTGTTACATCTATATCTACAGCTAATCCAAAATCAGTATTACCTGTACCACTAGCTTTTATGACGTAATCTTTTATTTTTGTAGCTCCTTCTGCGGGTTTTACCCAAGAAAGTCTTATTTTTGATCCTTCGTAGGCATATGAAATGTTTGGTGCTGCTGCTTTTGCAAACTCAGCTAAAAGCTCTCTATCAGTACTTTCTCTATCTGTAATGTCTCTAGCTCTAACTTTAAATGTTTGATCTGTAGACCATGTAACAGGAATAGTAAGAGTTGTTGAATTTGTAGTTGCTATTAAGGTTGCTCCTTGTCTTACTTCATATTCTTTAATTGCAAATCTATTTCCATCAACAACAGAAGCACTCCATTTTAAAATATAATTATCATCTTGAAAAGATCCAGTTAATGACGATGGACGATTTGGACTTTGAAAACTTAACGTAGTAGATCGTGCGTTTACACTTACATTTCCATCGTCATCAACAGCTTTTATTTGAAATGTTTTATTATTAACTGTGGGAGATGGCAAAGTAGGAACATTAATTGATGTAGCTTTAAATTCTCCTAAAAGAACACCGCTACCATAAGTTCCTTCATATATGATATAACCCCGAATATCAAGATCAGCAAAATTAGGATATGTCGCTACTATAGGTGTCCATGATAAAACAATTCCTATATGAGGGTCTAACGATGCAGAAAAATCTGAACTTACTTGAGATGGTTTTGCATTTTTACCAACAACAGAGAAGTTGTTTTTAACTAAAGGGCTATGAGATTTTTTTCCAGATCCACTTATACTTCTTACTCTTAAATCAAATTTAGCACTACCTACAGATGAGCTTACGTTTATATCATCTATTGAAAAAGAAGGATCTTGAGTTTCAACAGTTATAAATCCACCTTTATCTTTTCTGTATTTAAGTTCATAACGATTTACACCTAAAACTGGTTTCCAAGCAATTAATAGTCTTACTTTGACTTGATTTTTATCTTTATATAGTTGTTCAATTGGATATACAGTTCCTCCAGAGTCAGTAGCCCAATCTGATGGACTTGCTGGTACTAAATCTAAATTTGTGAAATCTCTATGTTCAAGAACTTCATTTTGTTCAACTGCTGCATATTTACTTTCATTATGCAAAACAGCAGTAACAGTATATTGAAAATCATCTTGCTCTTCTATCGCTACGACTTTATATAATTGTGATTGTATTTGCGAGCTACTGCCAGTAGTTTCAATAACCCAAAAAGAACCAACATTTGGATCAGTATTTTGAAAAGTGTCAGTATAAACAGGATTAGGTTGTCTTGTATTATCTAAAAATGGTTTATTGCCACTTGAGTCATTTATTTTCTTTTGAAATCTATTAACTACAGTTATGGTTTTATTTGTAGTGTTAATACCATTACCAGTTATTGGCCTTTTACTTATTTGACCATCAGGAAGAATTACAGTTAAATGCCCTGCAAGACCACTTAAATTTGGAAGATCAATTATGTTATCAATACCAACAACACTATTATTATTAACAGTTGAAATAGAAGTAATTTGTCCACCTCTCCTGACACCTGACTTTACCTCATCCATTATTTCAATAATTTGACCAGGCGTAATTAAAGCTCCAGCTTGAATAGTAGTTGTAAACGATACAACATCAGTTTCAGTTGCAAGTGTGGTTAAAAACCATTTTCCAAGTCTTCTAGCTTGATGCCTTGAAGTGACCCCAAAACTATTTATATTTTTAGTAATTGCACCGTACTTAAGTAGACCATCGTTGTCAATTACTTGCTCATACGCTGCATCTCTTAGTTCAATATCAAAATATTTAACAACTATTACTGTTGCTCTAGTCTTTGAACTACTTCCAGAATATGAAAAACCTTCTGGAGTTACATTTGCATTTGTAAATTGATATGTTGGATCTAACCCTGCCCTGTCTTGTATAAGACTAAAACTTCCAGACATATATAAAGGCATTGCTCTAAAAACAGAACAAAGACTATTAACCACTTTAAAAACGTCTTGTCTTGTTTGAATATTTACATTTAAACTAAATCTTGGTTCAGTTATGGTTTGAATTACACCATTACCTAACCTGTCTTGAAAAGTAACAACTTCTGAGCAATATACGGAAGCTGCGTAAAAGCTATAAATATCTAATTCATTAGCACTTATAAAATCACCACATCCATATCTTTGACTTGTTAAAAGATCGTATAAACACCAGGCTGGATCTGTAGTCCATTGCGCTGCTCCAAGTGTTCCATTAAAAACGTAATTATCAGGATATTCTATTCTTCCGTTATTTGAATCAACTGTTACCCCAGTTGGAATTTTTACTTTAATTCCTTTTATTAAATATGACCGTTTAGGTACTGAGTTAAATTGTTCTGCATTTATCCTAAGACCTATTAATGCACAATCTGGATAATTAAATCTTCTTCCAAAAGTAACATTGCCTGATCCATTTCTATTTTGTGTGTGTTGCGTTGTAAAAATTTTATCTGTAACGACAGAAGCAACTGTCATCCTTCTGTTATTTGTACCCCCAGTAAATTCGCAACCAATACTATCGCCAACTTCTAAATTATGATTAGCACTTGTTGTTATTGTTATTGTAGTTCCAGCGTGTGTATAAGTTCCAGATTGATTTGCTCCTTGTTCTTTGATTAAAGTATGAGATGTAACAAAAAATTTACTTGTGTGACTAATAAATGTATCAGAATTAGGATTACCATCTTCATCATCTGAATCCATAAAAGTTGTATCTGTATCTGATGTTCTTTTTACTTTAAATGCAACTGGAAATTGATTTTCTGCTAATCCACTTAAATCAAACTCATATTGTTTTTGATAAAGATCAGCAGTTCTTCCTGTAATAGTTTGTTCATCAAGAATATTTACAAAACTTCCATTAGCTAAACTTCGTTGAAACCTAAATTTAAATTCAGTTCCTAAAGTATCTCCATTATTTTTTATTTTCTGTAAAGTTGGAACACTTATTAAAAAAATAACAGAATCAACACTTGAATCAGTAATAGTAAATGTCTGTCCAGCTTCGGTTTTTGGAACTTCAACGCCACTTTGCGGATTTGCAATTATATTTGCTGCTTGTACAAAACCAGATAAAACTGTTTGATTTGAAGTACCACTTCTTGTTTTTATAATTACGTCATCGAAATTTGCAGTTCCATCATTATTTTCTAAAGGTGTGTTATCTAAAAATATTGATTTATTTCCGTCAACTAAACCTTCAATTTCTCCTTCACTTAAAAGATCAACTATACGACCAAAGGATCTACTATTTAAAGAATCTGGATCTGTAGATGGTGTTCGAGAACCACCGATAAATTTATCAGTCATGCTTCTACATCAATAGTTTCAATTTTTGTTGAAATTGGAATAGATCCGACCAAAGTTTTTCCATATACAATTGGAATCGCAGTTCCAGATCTGGCGGTCTGTTGCACTCCACTAAATGAAAAAGATTTTATAGGATCGGATTCATCATCTGGAAGTTCTGGAGTTGGAGTTAAAAGACCAACAACACCACTAATAACTAATAAAATTCCAATATTTCCTCCTAAAGCAGCAAGACTAAATGAACCAGAAGCAGTAGCAAATCCTCCCGCAATTCCTTGTGGACCCAGGCCAAATCCAACGGCAGGATTAAGTATTGCTAATCCTATCAATGCAAAACCAGCTATAATTTTTCCAATATTTCCAGAACCAGCTACAACAGGAATTATTTTTATATCTAAACCGCCACTTGGAAAATCTAATAATTCTTCATCAATATTATATTCTCCCATATATACTTGATAATTTTGATTAGACATATGTTTTTCTAATCCAACAAAATTTGCTTTTAAAAACCTTATAGCATCTATTGGTTGATTAATAACAGCTTCAAATTGATTTTGACCACCACA